TCAGATCCATCATAGTTGATAGCCTTTAGATATTGCTGTAATACAACAGGTAATATAATCTTGGCATATTCCATCATCTCTGCGTAATCAGATTGTTCTAATGTCCAATACCCACCTACATCAACATCTTTTGGCGCACGACTTTTCAATCCTTCACTAATGGTATATGCACCAAACAAATGTACACCTTTATCAGCATACTTCTTAAACTCTTCCTTACTTAACTCACTCATTAAACTTCTCCTTGTAATGGTGGTAATGGTTCATCAAATAACGGAGGTAGAATCTCAGGTAGCAATGCTTCTTTCGTTTCTATCTGAGGTAACTCCATAATCTCATCAATTATAATAATATCATCAACATCGAGTTCTTCAATTCCTGCTGTTACTATTTCTTTTTTACCTGTTCCTAAAATTGCAATGATTGCTGCTAGTACAACTACAGCCATTGCTGCGACAGTTAACCTGTCTTGCCACTTAATATCATCAGTCATATTATTCTCCAACATATTTATTGCGGACTTTTTTAGTCGGCCGTCCACGACTCCGTGTATCATTCTCATGCTCTTTGGCTACATCACGCTTCAAGTTCTTAATCATCTTAAGCCAGACATCAGCACCTATCTCCTTCATGCCATGACCGGTAAACCCCTTAGTCATCTTCCAGTAACCATCTGGATTAGTAAACTTGTAATCCAGTGGTTGACCATCATTAAACTCTTTGATGACTGTCATGTAAAACTCACGTAATGTCATATATGACACTTTAGCTATTTTCCTTAGTGTTCTTCTGCTTCTTGCCAAAGATACGATCATAACCTTCATCGTACTTCTTTTTATCAGTTGGTCTTGGTTTATCACCTTTACCGCCTGGTCCTACTCCGTCATTATTGGACATAATAAAAATTATACCTTTCTCTTTCTTGTTCTCGTTTCTTATCTATAGCATGTCTTTTTGATGCCCATACTATTTCATGCTCCACACATTCTTGTATACTTTTTGATATCTTACCATTAGCCTTTGCCTTATAGTAATCACCTACAGTATGTACATTCATGTTTTTTAATGCTGTTGCTTGTCTAGTTTTATGCCACAACAATGCACTAATAGATAATGAATCGTTGACCACACCATCTGTTTGCTTTAAATGTTTGCGTAACATTCCAATGTATTTATGAGTATAGTATCTTTCTATTACATGCTTGACTGTTGACACAGCAATATTAAACTCTTTGGATAAGTCTTCATAGCTTGTACCATTCTCATGCATCTCTATTATTTTCTCATTCCTGTATTGCATGTATTCTGGACCACGACGCTCTCTGATTCTTTTATCTCTTGCAATACGATCTTGGATTGCATGTATCTCTTTGGTTAATTCTTTTGATCTTGTTCTATATGTTTCTTCTAATTGTTCACGCTCAGCCTGGTATGCTTCTAATTTGCTATTTAGCTTCTGATATTCTTCTTCCGGGATGGTTAACAGCCCTATCATTCCATTTCCTTCTTAATTAAGTTTTTAGGTAAGTAGATATAATCTTCGTGTAAACATTTTATCCACTTGTATTCTTGTTCTGTATAATTATCTTCGATATATTGATACGCTTGCTCACAGTTAGGGAAGTGACCAATGTATAGATGTTCATCAAACTGATGGGTAAAATATAATACACATACAAATTCAAACATATCTACTCCTTATGTAAACATGATATCATACATATATCATGATGCAAGTATTGATTTAATATTAATTTCATGTATAGTATTAATTAACGGGGCCATTACCCAGCCCTCTGGAATGTAGATAGCGACAGACCAGGATAAACGTGTTTAACTGCAGAGGTACTCCCTACTTTATGTAAATAGGTATCGGGGATCGGGAAAGCAGACGTAAAGTTACTAGATAAACGAGAGCTATCCAGCTACGGCTGTTCACTGAATACCTTTTTTTATTCGGGTTAGGTTCTATTTATCTCCAGATTACCAACATGTATCCAAGATAGATAACTCCGTTACTATCATGCCATGCGGATAACAAGCACAATGTATATATATAAAGCATGAATTCAGGCGGACAACATGCGATATCACCTTGTTTTCAGCTTGTTCTACAGACATTCTTGCTAAAAACTGGCAAAAATTTGAGTGAGATAGGACATGTCATAGGCCAGGGGGTGGGGGGGCAAGGGGTGCGTTCCTCAGATCGCGCTCCATATCAAGCACATTTTCCCCATGTTTTAACTTATTATCTACTTGTTCAGGTGTTAGCGTGGTTAGAATGCGCTCCAGGGCTAAGGTTTCACGCTCGGTTGACACACACATAAACAGACTAGCTATTAACTCATTATCTCTTTGTCTTGATAGTGCAAGCTCTGATACTTTCGGTGTTGCATCTAACTCATTGATTTTCTTACCATGTATCTCAGCATACTTGAGGTTGATCTCTTGATTAGTATAGGGTTCTATTGGTTCATTGCTTATTTGCTGCACTTCATTTTCTGTTAGTGCTGCATCATATATTATGCGCCTGGTTGCACCTTTTAAGTTTTTATAGTGATTCTTATATTCTTTGACGATGCCCTGGGCGCACAGCTTTTTCATGTGCTGACCAACAGCCTGGCGTGAGATGTTCAGATCAAGCCCTATTCTTTCAAGTGATACATAACTACTGCCCGACTTATTACAATATGATGCCAGGCAAATAAGAACTCTCAGCATGCCCAGGGTGCATTTTTTTGTCTTCAGAATAGATAGAGGTATGACGCAGAAATGGCGTTGATCTGGTGCTTCTGTCATCTTCTTTATTTTCGGTGCTTCTCCTATTTTCCAGTCCATACAGACATTTTATCAAGTTTTTTTGATTATATTCCTGACCTTTTAAACTTTCAGCATCTATCTTAATGAAAGCAACATTTTTTATTTAACTTTACAAAAGGAAATAACCATGGAAAACAAAACTTACAAACTAACAGTAGAACTATCAGAGGCTGAGCTTGCAGAATTAAGAGGCGCAGTGTTTGAAATTGCCAAGCGTAACGAAGATCGTATGGTGGAATATGGGGACGCAGAAAAGAAATACCATTTCGATGTCCTCAGACGTGAGCAATACAAGGCCAAATACCTTACATCCAAGCTACTCAAAAAGCGTTTTGATGACGCAATCCAAAGAGATTACAAGAACGATGACGGCTCGGATTTATACTGGCATCAGATCGAGCAAAAAGCAGATGATGATCTTGAGCAAGAGATCATAAAAAACTTTAAGCTTGATCTGTAAGTGATATCTAAAAGGGGCTTGATATCAGGCCTCTTTTGGACTATCATTATCAGGTAGTCAATTTTAATCAACTTTATAAAAGGAATTAAACATGAGACAAGTTACTAAACTAATAGCAGAAGCATTTAAAAACGGCCGTAAGTTAACACGTAGCAACACAATGACAGATGGACAAGCCGTCTATCTACATGGTAATAAGATTGTCTGGCGTGATCCAGACAGTCTCAGTGGTTTAAAGATTTCCATGTGCGACTGGCCAACACCAACCACCAGGGAACGCATCAATGGCATTTTATCCACGCTAGGCTCTGATGTAGGCCTAGCACAGCGTAATCATACTCAAGGATTTATATACTCAGATGGCTCAATCGAGACTATTGACGAAAGCAAGTCTTATTCAATCTTTGATTGTGAGGTGTAATCATGATCTACGATACTGAATACCCTAGCGATCTATTAGACGCTTACTGCATGGAGCAATTTGGTCATACTGACTGGGAGCAAAAACCCAGTGATGACGGGAGTATTATCATTGTATTTCATAAGCCACAATTAAAGGAGTCAAACTATGATTGATTACGTTATCTTTGGCATTGTAGACAATGCAGTTATGATTGCTGGCGCGTTCACTGGCGTTGAAGTAGAGAAATATCTACCTGAGCGTTTCAGACTGGGCGCGCTGATGCCCATCGTAGGTGCTGGCATAGGCAATATGACCAGCGACTTCCTGGGGGGCGTGTTCGCTATGAACTCAGCCCTGGCAATTGGTTCAGCCCTGGGGTGCTTCTTAGCCCTGGCCTTGATCCCTTTATTTAATCTTAAATTCAGACTGGAGTCATAACATGTTAGAAGATAGACACATACAACTAAGACTTGAAGATGCAACAGAAGAAGAAAACAAACCACTAATGCCATATGATTTGATCCTACGCACGAATGACGAGGGAACAGCTTACACGTCATTTGATATATTCAACTATGATAAGCAGACACCAATCGCCACCATCACGTTTAGGGGGGACGCCTGGACATATAGCGACTAGTCACGCTGAAGAGCTTTAAGTAAGCGAAACGCGCGCGAGCGCGTCCGTGACATAAACAAACTATGAGGTATATTATGAAATCACAAAACGATCTATTCCATGGTGACGAGAACACCACGGACAAGCCCAGGAAATACCTGGTAAAGTGCAGTAAAATAATTGAGTATGAGGTAGAAGTAGAAGCATACTCAGACACTCCCTCGCATCTGTTCGAGCTTGCTGAGCGATCTATTGAGGCTAACCCTAGCCAGTATACGATTGATCAATGGTTAACGTATGACGATCACGTTGAGCAAGATGACACGCCAGAACCTGATTACAATTACAGCTTGAATTATGGGGGGACAGAATGAGACCTGACACCAAAGACAAAATTCTAGGGTGCATCACGCTTGCGCTGTGCTTCTATCTCATGTTATGGCTAGGTGTAGTATGAACTTAGCCATAACCCATCAATTCAATCAAGGGCTTTTTGAGCATGTCAAAGATAGTTTAAAAGACTATCCAACAGCAACACAGCAACAGGATCAGGAAGCCCGAGATTACTACGACATGATTACACCATTACTACAAGGCGAAATTAATCGCTTACTAGTCGATGGTAAAGTCAATTATACGAAGCTAGGAAAAGCGTTGAATAACAAGGGCTTAGTTACAAGGTTTAACAAGCCCTTCACTTACTCGACAGCTCGCATGGTTTCACTTAAATTAAAAGAAGAAGGAAGGCTGACATGGTAGGAAAAGTAACACCATACACAATGTTAACAGGCACAGGCGTGCCTATTTTGTTAAACAAAAACAACTGGAAAAAAGCTAACGAGTTATTGCAAGAGGCTTTTAACGCATCACAAGGGCAAGAGCCTGAACCCATTGACATAGGTGAACCTGGTTATTGGGGCAATAAGATGGAAGCTACAATAGCCCAGGAAGCATGTGATCGACTAGGGCTATCCAAGCCCAACACCACGCATGACAAGGCTATCTATCACAGCACTTGGCCTCTTGCTGTTAGTTTAGATGCAACGACAAGGGGCAGTAATCATATTATTAGCACCGATGTAGACAAGGGTATTATTTGCATGAATGCTGATGAAATTACACTCGAGGGTGATGGTTGCATTGAGTGTAAGCTGACTGGTGCTGAAGTTGAGAGCGAACCCTCAGAGTATCGAGGCGTATGGCAATTGCAAGCTCAGATGGCATGCACTGGTGCTAAGTGGGGCGTTCTCGCTACGTTATACAAGGGAACGATCATGAAGTTGTTTGTCTATGAGCGTGATCAAGAGATGTTTGAAACGATCCGTGATCTATCTTATGACTTTGCAAGGCGTATTCATTTATATGAGACAGCGGGAGAAACTGAGTGGTATGAGTTTAAGACAGCCAAGGAAGCATCAAAAGTATTTGACGAAGCTAGCGAAGAAGTGATAGAGTTAGATGATATGGAAACGATAGCACAACAGATCGTTGATATTAAGAAGGACATACAAGGCAAACATGACGAGCTGGATCAACTACAAGCTCAGATCATGGAGCGTATGAGGGATAGTAAGCGAGCGACAGCTGGTAGCTATACAATCTATTGGCCTATGTTGAATTACAAGGGGACAAAAGAACGTGTAGTTCCAGCTAAGCCAGCTTACTCTATTAGGCAATCTAAATTAAGGATTAAACACAATGGATAATAATCAGTTTGATGACATCATTATGGAAGCGTTTAAAAAACTCAAGGACAATGAGGATAAGGTCATTGATATACGCATGGCTGCATTTGAGAAACGATTAAAAGAAGCATTAAAGAAAAGGGGGTTAATATCATGACCGAGATGGACGGCCAGCAATGGCATCAGCAACAGCTCGAGCAACAGCAGATCGAAGAAGAGATGGACTTTCATGCCTTCTTAGAGATCATTACAAGGCGTATCAAGAGTAAACTGAGACGCAAACAATTACTTAAATTATATACGGAGAACAATGATGGAACTAACATCGGGGATTGCTGAGGCTTTTGTCGCAGCACAAAAAGAGTTTGAAAAAACAGGGTTAGATAGTAAGAACCCTCACTTTAGAAACGACTACGCTAGCTTGGCTGCATGTATTGGTGCAGTCAAGGGCGCGTTGAATAAGCATGGTATCTCATTGATTCAAAAGACACATGCATGTGATACAGGGGTTAAAGTAGAAACCATATTCTTACATGAATCAGGTGCAGACTTTTCAGGTGGTGTGATGTATCTTCCAGCTGAGAAGCAGACACCACAAGGCTATGGCTCTGCGCTGACTTATGCAAGGCGTTACTCATTACTTGCAGCGTGTGGCATACCACCTGAAGAATCACTTGATGATGATGGTGAAGCTGCTGAGAAACCCTACAGAGCAGCAGCGCAGCAAGTAAAAAAGTCATAGCCCTCTATCTGACTAATGGTGAAACTGTTGAGTGCAAAGATATGAGAGCTTACAAGGACAAACTATTAGAGATACTAAAACAGTTAGAGGGTTTCAATGCAAGTGATGAGGCCAAGTTTAAAAAGCTACAAGGCTTACGTCAAGCTAACTCAGCTGTCATTATGAGTGCATCACCTGAGATCAAGCTTGAGCTTAACTATAAATTTGATGAGTTGATGGTGAAATATCATGGACAGAGTTAGACATTATAAGAAGCAATACACAGATGAGTATCAAGGACCACAAGAACATGATCCAGTGCTGCGTATGATTAGTAAGATATTATTACAAGCCGTCCAAGAAGTATGTGACAAGGGTGGTAGTCATCGTAAGAAGATCGAGTCTGCGATCTGGTTGTTCTTTGATACAGAAGAGAACGCAACTAACATGAGGAACTATGCATTAGAAGTAACAAACATTACTCAGACATATTTAACACTAAAGATACAGCAAGTGATTGGAGTAGAGAAATGGAATGAGTTGATGCATGACGTAACTCAAGAGTTGTTAAACAAGGGGGAGTGATCCCCCTCTGTTTTATTTGTTACATACATACATTGTAACTTCAAAACCGAAACGCATTTCAGTTGCTGCTGGTTTAGTCCACATAATCATTTCCTTAAAAGTTTCTGCCTGATTGACATTATGAAAAGAATACCCTATATTAAATCTTTAGACATCAGTAAAATCATGAGTATGAGACAAGAAGATTTCAAATATGTAGTCATTGACATGTATCAAGAGACACTCAAGGCATTCAGAACCAAGGAAGAAGCAGAAGATTTTGTAAAACATAGGCCTGATTGTCACGTCGAGGAAATTCCAGGGCTTAGTTTCGACGATTTATACGACATGTATGGTGAATCCCCTTTTTAAGCCCGTGGTAAAACTTTCCCTATTTTGAATACCCTAGCCTAGGTTAACTCAAGATCGTGCAACACAGAGCGATTGTGCAAGCCGTTTTTCAGTGAGTCACGTCAGGTTTTGGGTTTAACACGTACATATCCATATTTTGCCCATAAATTAGAATGTAATCACCTTCTGCTTCCGAGAACTGTATTTTGATAGCACTATCATTCTCATCCTCAATGATTTCTATGTTCCAAATTTTCTTCCCAATCAGTCCATCAATCACTTCTGCCTGTTCTGAATCAAGCTCTTCTATTTTTTGAACTAAACTATCTTCCGTATCCATCGACCACCATCCTTTAATACCATAGGCATGAGTTTAGGTTGACCATCAAGGATCATGCCACATCCTATGACGAACCGAGACTTGAAGTTCTTAGCATATTCAAATGCTAGTTCCTTCTGATTGATAAGGCATCCGACTTGCATGCCCCATACTAACTTATCAGGGTTGGAATAATATTCGACTTTGAATTTAGAATGGTAGTGGCCTTGCACTGTATTCATACCATATTGCTGCGCTACCTTCATAACATCTGCAGCCATACCATGAGTGAAAAAACATTTCTGTCCATCAGATAACGTGACTGTTACATCATCTACCCACTGCCAGCCATCATCTACCTGGAGAAATTCATTGTAAGATTTAAGATACTCAAGGCTTAGACCATGTGCTACAGCTTTACGATACACCAAGGATGAGTGATTAGAATGAACTAATGTCATCTCTGGAAATATCTTTTGTAGTTTCTGGCAGTAGACTCGAGCTTCACGTAGCTCATCACCTGGGGATTTCAGATCTGGATGGTGATTATGAAAAGAGATAGCATGTTGATCTATCTCATCACCAATGTTAACAACAAGATCTGGTTTATACTTCTTCTTCAATGCACTCAAAAATTCAAATGCATCTGGATGGTGATAAGGGATATGTAAATCCGAGATCACCAATACTGATTTATAACTCATAGTAAATCCAGTAGTTGGTTTCTATTAGTATATCAGTTTAATTAGCCTTGGCAAGCTGGCCACCAAAGTAGAACTCCACAATCATAGTAGCCCATGCAAAGATCTCATCAAACTTATATAATCCTTTTATTGTTTGGAATGATTCACCACCACCAAACTCAATGAGACCTAAAAGTTTTACACCTTCTGATGTAGTCTTAACTACAGTATCTACACCAAAAATTCCTGCTAAAGGATATACAGCTACTAATGCAAGTATAACTAAAATTAGTATACGTCTATTCCAAGCAGCAAATGGTGATTCTTTGAGTGCGTAGTCACGAGCTTTATCTATTTCACCTGACTTAGCAGCTAATGCTTCTAACATAAGTTTTTGTTGATCATTAGCTTGTTGTGATTTGATAGCCATTAGCTTTGCAAAAAAACCAAGAGCTATAGGTATTAAGTGTGTTAGTATTCCCATATTAATTTCCTAGTGGATTAGTAGATGCTTTACGTAGTGCCTTCATCTCTG